ACGTGTAATTCGGCATCTGGTGAGGTGGTTTTAACACCCACATTTGATTCAGTCAATACGCCACCATACACATGAACATCCAAGTCTTCCGAAGTTATGGGTGTAATTACATTGCTCTCGGCACTACTTTGGGTATACGCCAAGACAAACTCATTTTCCACCTCTCTAAATCCTACAGTGACATTTGATCCTGAGCGGGTCATGATGAGACCTGTATCCTCAGATATGTTGTTCTTCCCCAGTTCTATAATGGCATCGTCAATCGTAAGATTTTCAGTGGAAATTGTAGTGACTCCACCATTCACAGTAAGATTTCCATCGATGGAGACACCACCGGCTATGACGAGAATATTAGATCCTGTATCATCAACGTAAAGGTTTGAACCAACACTTAGGGTGTGTGACGCTAATGAATTGGCTATACCGACATTTCCACTAGTTACAAATGCAACCGCATTATTATAAAAAATCATAGAGTTCGATGTCACATTGCCTTGTAGTGTAGCACCTTGAAGACTCACGTCAGAAATCAGTGTTGATGCGGGTTCTCCAGATTCTACCATTTCTTTTGTGTTGGTATTATACATCATGAGAACGATGGCATCATTTTGATCATAATCTGGTTCAAAACGAACTGGTGAAATATATACCGCACCACCTAGAGATGCATCAACTGCGGTATTACTCGCATTTAGAACGATCGTGTTTTCACCCTGGTCTTCTAAGGCGTTTTTACCAAACCGAATCTTAGTGGACCGCTCCACGGTAGGCAAGGTCTTGACCATTTAATATAGATTAGTATTTTAATTTGCATAAAGTAGACCAGCCATACCATTGTCTATACGGAGTATGTTGTAGTTTACTGCATAAATTGGGTCATTAATGTTCATAGACTCACTCATGATCTTAGCTGATGAGAGACGACTGAAGTTGAGTGTGCCTGTAGGTTGGAGGGAGCTCGTTGAGAGGCAGAAACAGTAAAGGAAGAAATCTGGTGAAGTCACAAAGTTTGTGTGATAATAGCTCATAACATCTATGAAATGAGGTTTACCCCATCTGTAATTGCTCACATCTAGACCGTTAATGTTTAATTTAATTTTATTTGATGGTGAGGTGAGAGCACCGTCTGTTGTAGTATCTGAGGATGCAAGATACTTCACGGGATGATTAAACGTGAGGTCTTGCACGAGGGAGTTCGAGGGAACGTTCTTTTGCACTTGTGTTATTAACAAGTCGTGTTTTCTGGTGGCAACCTGACCACGCTCCTCGTTATCGAGGTAATAATAGTTGGCGTAGCACTCTACGTTGTAGTTAGATGCTGCTGTAGCCCAATGGATCCTAATTTCAACATTATGATAATTTAATGCTACAAGTGGAAGGGCACACTGTGGCCCCTCACAAAAGAAAAACCTAAGGGGGTAAAAATAGGAGCGAGCAGATATACCTGGGTGTGTGCCATTCGCACTTCTAGATACATTTTGGGCGTATGTATCTATGGCAATCTTCTCGGTGAATATAGCATCTTGGGTGTCAATTACGGACCCCCCTATAAGAAGCTCCACCTTATCGATGATTGTGTCCCATCTCTGCACATCTAGGGCTTGATTGGTATCATCGAGGGTAAAATAAACATAGCCTAAAAGATCACCGGATCTTTCAAACTGCACACTGGACATAGAATTGTTTTTCACCTCTCCGTGGATGGTTTGTTTTTCAACGGACTGTGAAAAATTAGCATGCCTCTTAAAGGTTGAACTGAAGAATGAGATTTCGGGATTGCCCATGATAAACTTATCCTGAGCACCGATCGCTATCAACTGAACAACACCGGCGGACATGGTAATACTAATTTAAGGGGAGAAAAATTACAAGTTGGGTTTTCTACAGACGAATCGAAGAACTAAAAAATTATCTTCGGTAGGGTTTGGTGGTGTTATGAGAACACCAGATTGATTTCTTATATTCACCGTGAGACGATCAAGTCTTCGAATAGGGTTTATATATTGGGTTGCGATTGGGTAGTTGTCCCTAAAAGTGATAATGTTACTTGTCAAATCATCTGGCACGACTAAACTCGCGAAAGAGTTTCTGAGAACACCTAGAGATGCCTGACCTTCATAAGTGTTAGACGCCCTATCAGAAAAAACGGTGTTCAGCTCATCAATAGAAATATAACAGTGTTCTGTATCTGTAGTAGTGTTAATACGAGCGGCGAGAAGTCTAGCCTGAACGATATTTTTCAGCGGCTGACTGAGATAACAAGTGAAAGTATTCGCACTAGCTTGATCGACCGTGTCGACTGTGATGGTGTGATACTCATAGTTGAGATCTGGAATAGTCTCCGTTGGTGACGTGATGAGAGCCATTTATATTAGCTTAGATTAAAGATCCACCGATTCCATCCGCAATCTCGTAGCCAGCGTGCTCACCCACAAGCTCTTGGGCACCGCATAGGCCACCTGGGGTGAGACCGACAGAGTAAGGGCTATCCTTCTTACCCGAACCGGCGGTGCACTCGAGATCACTCTCGAGATCGAAAAGTGACTTTTCACTGACAGCCTTGATGGTGATTGGCCTGGGTTGATAGTTGACGGTTCTCACATTCATCACACCCAGAACGATGATGGCGATCATCAAGACGGTCATGGCGATGAGGGCGTTACGATCAGCACGATTGAGTTTGAACATTTATAATAGACATATATTTTTTTAAAGTGCGTTAAAGACATTTTCTTAGTTTCTAGACAGAGAGTAGATGGACGAAGAAATCGTACTCGACAGGGGTCATACGACCGTTATGAAATTAGATGCCGACGAACAGGCGCTCATGGATGAGATTGAGATTTCCGCCCCACGTCCCAAAATAGTGCCTCGACCTCAGAGACCCATGCAGCGACCTCCCTCATCTATGCATCAACAAGAGGCTATGGATGCTTTTGTGAATCCTAATAAGCAATCAGCTCCAGCGCAGCCCCATGAAGATGAGGAGATTGACTACGGTGAAGATGAACATATGATGTTTGACGATGAGCCTATGGGCCCTGGACCTGATGAACAGGCTGAGCAGCCCAGTAAAGGGTATACCTCAATTGATGAGGAGAAGGCCGATCTAATTAACAAGTTAGGACGTCTAGAGAAGAAAGGTTTCGCTGTGAACAAGAGACTGAATGCTTACTCAAATGTTGATGAGCTCAGGTCTGAGGTTAAGCGAATTACGTACAGTATAGATGTTGAACAATCCGTTCGCTTTTCGAGGCGTATGCTTGTTGCGTGTGTGACTGGTCTAGAGTTCCTTAATAAGAGGTATAACCCTTTTGAGATTCAGCTCGAGGGTTGGTCTGAATCCGTGATGGAGAATGTTGATGACTACGATGGAGTATTCGAGGAGCTGTATGTGAAGTATCGCTCGAAGGTCAATGTCGCACCAGAGGTCAAACTGATTATGATGTTGGGTGGCTCAGCAATGATGTTCCATCTTACCAATTCTATGTTCAAATCGGTAATGCCCAATATGAATGATGTCATTAAGCAGAACCCAGACCTGGTGAAGAATATGATGAGTGCTGTTCAAAATACGACACGAGCCCCCGATGGTTCCGCAGCTGATGCCCCGGTGGGTGGCACAGGAGAATATGAGATGAAGGGGCCCGGGGTTGATATTTCTAGTCTCATGGGTGGAATTATGATGCCCCCTCCACCCCCTATGAACACTTCTTTCGGCACAGCAGCAGCCCCACCAGTGGAGGAGGACGATGATCTCAGTGACATCATCTCCATCTCTGGTGACTCCACGGGTGGTGAGGTTAAGGAGGTTAATGTGGGCGCCGCCAAACCCAAGAGAACCCGTCGAAAAAAGAAGACCGAAATTAATCTCTAATACTATATAAATGATAGCGTATTGTCCGCTTGAGGAGCTTGAGCCTCCCGTTCGACAGCAGAAAGTTGTTGCGGAACCAAAAACTGAGGAGGTGGCAAAGGCACCACCCGTCGGTCGTGAAGAAACTGAATTAAATTACGTCATCATGGCTTTTATTATCGGCGTGGTGATGTTAGCCGTCTCCGATTCCATCAGGGCGTAAATGTTGAATCTACCGCAGGGCACTCCCCTGTAGTAAATTTAATAAGAATATGTCGATAGAGTGTCTGTTCCAGCGGTATCATTATCGAGATTTGCTGGATCATCGGTTGTAAGATTATTTGAAATACGTTTGAGACCTCCATTACACGCTGTAGTGACTTCAACTGAAATATCATAATTGTAATCAACTCCAGCTTGATCTCTCGTGTATGGTAAAAGTCTAACACTTCTCGTCCCCACCTCAACACCTGAACTCCACGGATATTCGTTAGCTGATCCAAATATATTTTTCGTGCCTAATGCGATGTCTTTTGTGGGGACACTTCCGTCGTGGGTGCCTCCTGAGAACTCAAGAACCATGGTGCTCGTGTTAGAAACATCACCATTTTCTCTTAAAACTGCAATGACTTTACTGAAGAATGTCTCTTTTTTGAATGTGAGAACTACATCTTGTCCATTACCCGCTGTAATAGGAAATGTGTTTGAATACCTCTTTGTAGCAACTTGGTCAGAGTTTGTAATTATACCACCATTGACGTGAAGTTCTGTATTTGCCGTAGCACCCCCTAAACCAATACCAACTTGCTCACCTAGATCTAGGGCACCGTCGACGGTGAAATCACCTATGACCTCTACATTACTATTGAGGAAGGTTGTATTTCTAGATCCGGTTATCAAGGGGTTTATATGCACATTACCCGATGCGTCCGTGTGAATGTTCGCCGTTCCACCAGTGGTCTTAAACTCCACTGTCGCATTACTCGAGGAGTGTTCTACAAGCAACGTTCCATCATAGATGTGAACTTTTTCACCCGGTTTGTTTGTGCCTATACCCACGTTACTCGACTGAATTACATGGATACAATTTGTGATAACACTGTTATTAGCTACACCCACGATAAGACCCGTGGTGTCGTTATTGGCGTTACTGAAACCCCTAATGAATCCACCTTCCCCATCACCAGTGTAAATGAGCATACCCGTCTCCTTATCTGTTCCCGGACTCTCAAGTTTGAGCACATCGATATCAGTTGTTCGAGAATCGTATATGTGGACATTTGCACTCGGAGAATCAGTGCCTACACCGAAACGACCTCCATCGTCAAAACGAGCAAATTCAACATCACCACCTACCCCATCATCGTGTGTAAATACGAGTGGACGACGTGTGACACCATTTAAAACATTTCGAAGAATATTTAATGATGAAGCTCCAGTTGTCGTTAAAAATTGAAAACCCGTCAGCTTAAATGTGCCCGTTCCCGCAAACTCAATATCACCCTTAACAATGAGTTTAGTATTTGTTCGTGCCGCAGCCGCCGCTGCATCTAAACGACTTCCGCCTATCACAACAGTTCCCAAATCTGTAATACAGAGGGGGACGTCACCCGTTCCTTCACCGACGGTCCCAATCGTGTCTTCGAAAGTTTCACCGTCTATATCTATAGTTTGAAATACGTGTTCACCTGAAATATGTCTAATTCTGGAAGGACCAGATGAGTTTGTGGCGGATGCGGTTTTATTACCCTTGAATAATACGAGCTCATTTTTATCAAAATTAGTCGAATAACTTCTCTCTACGAACATAGTATTTCCATACTCGTCACCGGTAAGACCCCCAAATGTGAGTTGATTTCCTATGACAACGTTACCAGCGACTTCCAATTTACCCCTAGGTATATCCGTGCCTATACCAACGTTTCTCGATGTGCCACTTATAAAGACACCAACTGCACTAGATTCAGAAACCTTCTCGTAGTCCTCTGTGATTCTAAAATCATTCGATGAACCCGTTAGACCTACAGACCAGCCAGTGAAGGCCGAGTCATTATCACTTTGAATATATGACGTAAATACATTACCATTTGATGTATCAGTTTGTAGGGCTACGATAGCATCCCCGGCACCCTCACCATGATTGTGAACTAAAATACCATTACCCTCCCCTACATTACCTATTGGATTTCCTACACCTGTGGCGTATACTTCTAAATGTGCACTCGGTTGTGTAGTTCCTATACCAACACGAGCATCCGCGCGTAGAGTGAGCACTTCGGTTTCATCGGTATACCGATCATTTGAAAGGAATATATCAAGTTTAGATTTTGACTTTCCAACCGTGTTATCGAATTTACCCATTTTAAATGACGCTCTCACACCGTCACGGTCCGCATTACCTTCCCGTGACAAATGCATGACATCGGCTAAGTCGATGGTAGCACCCGAAATCTGAATCGTATTTGAAACTGATAATGGTGATACACGAGGATTAAAACCGTTGCGATATTGAATTGGGTCATTAATAAATACAGTTCCACCAGAGGTATGGAGGCGACCTTGGGGTGTGGCTGTGCCCACGCCCACGTTACTCGATTCCAATATGGTTACCTTTGGGGTGCCCATTGTCGAAGTCTGACTCGCATAGAAGTTGAGACCTTTACCAGCCGCCACAATGTTCTCCACCTTATTTTCACCTACGAAAGGTGATGAATACATACGCATACCCTTCGAACCCCACGTGTTTCCGTAGACGACCGCATTGCTACCTATCATGTGAACGTTTCCAGCCACCGTAAGAGCTTCCGATGGATTTGTGTTGGCTATACCCATGTAACCAGTTGATGCGATTCGAATTCTTTCGGTATTCTTAGTTTTGAACCTAATATTTTGATGTGTGTTGGAAGTGCTTGCACCATAGACCTCAATAGAACTCACGTTCGAGGTAGTTGGACCGGATTTAAGTATAAGCGCGTTTGACGTGCTGTCACCACCGTATCTATCCGCATGCACAGTAATATTCGAGTGTGTATAGACTACATCAACGAGAAGATTTGTAGTAGCAGTATTTCCCAATACTGTGAGAGTATTTGCAGTTGTGAGATTTGCAAAAATTTTGGCTCCTATGGAAAGGGTATCTGTGGGTGAAGTATTCGATATACCCGATTGTGAGGTGCCCGTAGTTCGTATGGAATGTCCTTGGATGTTACTCGCCACTGTAAACTTGCTGTCGACATAGTTATTAATCGTGATAGCGCTTCCCAATTGAGCACCACCAGTCCCTGTTTCGAGTCTTTCGATAAATACATTACCTCTCGAAAACATCACATTCGATCCCGTATCATCGAAATAAACATTTGAACCTATAGAAAGAGTATAGTCCGTTGTTATATTAGCGACACCCACATTTCCACTCGTGTAAAATTGACCATACACATGAAGATTCACCGTATTTGCCTCATCAACGATGATACTTGTATCGGGTGGAGCTGCAAATGTTCTTCCAAATAAGAATTCATTGTTAGAAAATTGATACCCCATTACAAGATTCGCTTGTGAACCATCTTTCTCCTCCGTCATGATGAGTGCATTATCGAAGGTGCCACCGCTATTTGTGTTTGCCATTTGAATAAATGCATCTTCGACGACCAGGTTTACAGTTGTTTGATATTGTGCCACCTCCGTAATAAATGCATTTCCATTGACTTGGAGATTCCCATTTATAATCAATGAATCACCACTGATGACAACATTTCCACCTTGAAACACTGCAACGTTAGACCCATTGCGTGTATCATTACCAACAAGGAGATGGTCATGTACGGTGACATTCGTCGAATATGTATTCCCGACAACCTTCAATACATTGGATCCGACTCTATCAACTTTGAATGCATCACCGACACCAATGATGTTCGACACCAAAACGTTAGTGGCTGAGACGTTACCTTTTAGGGTCAAAAGATGCTGAGCTGCCCTATTCATGACGACAGCCGAGTTTGTTCCAAGCTGAAATTCATTTGTAGCATTAGGGGCATCAATTGCAATTTTATCGTTTGCGTAGATACGTTCGGAACGAATACCCTTCGTAACATCCAAAACAAAATTTGGGGCGCTGTTATCCATAGTGACAGTGGTGCCCATTGAAAAATTTTTGGTGGGATTTGTGTTAGCTATAGCAAACTGATCTGAAGTGACAAGATCTGCCTCGATTTCACTAGTGATAATACTTCTTATAGTTGTGAGTACATCTTGCTCTACTGGGTCTGCGTCCAAACTGGTAACGTAGACCTGATCGAAACGAGCCGTTCTACCCATCTATACTCTAATTGCCGAATAAAATTCCGGCTAATCCGTCTTTGATTCTGAGCACATTATAGTTTACAGCATAAATGAGGAGTTCCTGACCCTCTGGTCTGTTATTACCCTTCTCCACACCCCTTAGGACGAGCTTGGCATTATCGAGTCTACTGAAGTTACAGCTTCCGGATGGGTTATAATCCGATGCGTTCATACAGAAGTGATAGGCAAAGTATCGTGTGTTGAAGAGCACATGAGTTTCATGAACAAAATCAGAAGCTCCATAGGAAGATTTGAAATAATTTTGGACTGTATGAAAATAAATGGGAGTCATCTTCTCAAGAATCGGT